ATGCTGCATCTGTATAATATTCCATATTAAAAATAACTTTAAAGTAAATAGCTACATTGTCGTTATTAGAATATTTATCAATTAAGTGAATTGGATGTGGTGTAGTATCTGTATATCCTACTGTCTTAAACGAACTAAATATTGTATTGTCAAAGTTTGTACCATCATATTCAGGACTTACATAGCTTTCTATTATTGGACTTATTGAGAATATACCTACTCCTTTATTATTCGGTGTTACCTTTAATGTAGCTACCTTAGATGTGCTTAGTGTTAAATCTGCTACCTTTTCATTTACATATATTTCAGCAGTAAATTTAGGTTTGTAATAGTTTGCTACTGTGTTTATATCTGATACTGTAAATACTATATCTTGCCCTACTGCTAGGGTTTTATATAGTGGTTTTTGTTCTATTATTAATGCCATTATACTGTTATTATATTTTCTATATCGTGTTTTACTGCTTTACCTACTTTATCATAAAAACCTCTTAATTCTAGTTGTAAGGGTTTTTGAAAAAAACTAATACCTTCAATTCCTTTAGTGTATATCTTTCTAGCTATTAAAAACTTTAAACTCTTACGAGATATGAACCTTCCCTGCTCATCTCTAGGTGCTATACCTCTTCGGACTATCCACTTATCTAATCCTCTTGTAAGACCTCCATCCCTTGATTTACCATAAGAATAAGGGGTTTTTACTCTTTGACCTTTGTAATCTACATAAGTCCTTTTTTGTTGAGTACCTGATACACCTTTGTCTACAAAAGTACCATAGTCAATCATTAAGAACTCTACAGATAAGTTGCCTTTGTCTTTAGTTATTCTAAATTTTATACTATTAAGCAAATCTCCTGATACTACTTTGCCTTTTTTCTTTAGAATACCTTTAGCTTTATTGACTACACTTTTACCGAAACTATTTAAGTATCGTTCTAATGCATCCATTACACACTAGCTACAAATATTTCTACATCTAATGCAGCCGAAGGTTTTACTTGTATACTTCCTAAATCTGCCATAGTACCAAAACTAGGAGAAGTATCTTCTTCTGCTAACATTACATCTTCTGCTGCACATAATATATGTGATTGTCCTGCTTTAAGTAATACTTGGTAATTTGTAGCTGCACCAACTATTGCTAATTCTAAAGTATTTGTAGTATCTAAATTAGTAACTCTAATATATCTAACATCTTCTTTGTCTATCTCAACTGCCGTACCTGCTGAAGAAGAATCAAAAGCTGCTAATACAGTTACCTGTAATGAAGGACAAGTTACTATTCTTTCATATACGTTGTTAATGCCTGTTGTAGTTACTGTATTTGTCGTACCTCTAACTGCACCATTTAGTGTAACGCTTTCTGTTACTGTTGTTGTTAAATCTGCCATATTATTTATTATCTATTTTTTTTAATTTATTTATTGCCCATTCTATACCTGAAGTACCACCCCAAGCATCCCACATTAAACCACCACATCCTTCTGAATATGGTACATCTTTATTTTGTTGATGTCTTTTAAAACTAGCCATCCTTGCTATAGTATCTCTACTAATATTTTCTTTTCTTGCTAGTTGTCCTGCTCTTGTCCATCCTACTCTAGTACCACAATCACTTCCGTTCTTTTCTTTCCATTCTATTGCTCTCTTAGCATTGTTACTAGCTGAATCAGGATAGTCGTTATAGCTTTCTAGTCCTATACTAATTTCTTCTAGCTTCTCTAATATATCTTCATAGTTCATAAGTAATCTTCGGTGGTATTAGTTGTATTATTAATTTTCCTATTTTTATTTTAAACATTATTTACCTGCATAAGTTGTAGCTTGGGGTGCTATACAAGTGTTATAGTCATTCTCAATTATTATTGGTAATGTAAACACCCAACCACTTACTGAATTATCAAATCTTTCTGTAAAAGGTTCTATTGTTATATCTCCTTCTGTAAAGTATGCAGGGCTTTCTCCTTGACTTGCACCTGATAAGTATAAACTCTCTCCGTTCTTTAGTGTACCTATTAAATCATTACACATACTTAAACAATCTGATAATACTTCCTGTTCGTTACTTTCATCAGGAAATACTAAGTCCATTACAAAGACCTGAAAGTTTAAAGTCATTTGATTATTTTGTGCAACTGCATTTACAGGATTTATGTGCATTAAAGGATATAGTGTATTCTTCTCTAAGTCAATTTCCCAAATATCTCCTGTTGTTACAGTTTTAATTTGGTAGTGATTATTCCCTAATTGTTTTAGAGTATCTATTGTATTGTTATAATTTTTAAAGTGTGTCATCTACTAACTTTTTTTGTTTCGTTTAAATCAACTTCATAAGTGAGCCAAGTTAAACACTCATATAGAGTTAATTTTGTTATCCTTTCTAAGTTTACTATCTCTCCATTTGTCAATCTATACATTACTCCGAACCATCCCCACTTTTTTGCGAATTTGTCGCTTGTAGTGATTGTATCACTTGATTCGCCCGTTCCGTTAAATACAACTGCAAAATCTTTGATAGTTCGTTCCCTAAAGTCCAAAAAAAAACCAATGAACTATTTACATCTTTTGCCTTCATCTTTTTAAACTTTTCTGCTCTCATCCTAACCTCGCTTCCGTTATAAGCCCTTATAGAATATTGTTTGCCATTCTTCTCTACTATTGGTCTATAAAGAACTGCCATTATCTTAGCTAGGTTATTCTCTATTCCTGCTTGTATGTAAGTTTCAATATCTGCATAAGCACCTAAAGATATTTCACTTAAATCAGGATGAAAACCGTATTCTTCTCCATCAACTACAATTATCCTTTTTAACTTACTATTAGCATCCTTTTGCAATTCTGCTATTTTATTTAAGATATTAGATACATCATTAATACCCAGTTCTTTAATTAGCTTCTTAGGTATGTCAGATAATAAGCTAATTGTATCTAATGCTTCTTTGGACTTTGACTTACTATCCATAGTAATCAACTTAGCCCATTTTTCAAGTGTTACATCATTCCAACTGTTTATAAGATTATAAGATTTTTTCTTACCATCTTTGCTAATGTTTACTTGCATAATATATAATAGAATTATTTGTTATTTAGTTTAAAATCGTTATGTTTGCTGCGTTTTCTTAGAGTTTTTGTTTTTAAAAGATGTAATTCCTAGAGTTGCATCTTTTTTTTATTGTACAAAATACTTTCCATAATTGCTATCTATTTCGTAATACATTCGCATAGCTAAAGCATCTGAATAGTCAGGAGAACGACCTAGTATAGCTTTTACATTGTCTTTAGATAGTATCTGTAGTTTATTATCTTTGTCTGCATCTTTAGTCCTTACTTGTTCTAACTCCTCAATTATATAACTCTTTATATTTACATCTGTACAACTTATACCTATTTGTGATTTATTTATTAAGTCGGCTAACTTATAATAGCATTGTGTTTTTAAGTTCTGATAGTTCTCTCCTTTTATTGGTCTTGAATTATTTACAAAACCTTGACATCTAAGGTAATCTTTTACACCACCACCTACACCATCTTCATCAACTATTATGTTTCTTAAATTAACCTGATTTTTTTGTTGTAATTTCTTAATTTGCTCTACAACCTCATTTACAGATGATTTAAGCAAAGTTTGTATCTCTAAAGTATGTAACCCTTTCCATAGTATAATAACTGTTCTGTCGTTACCAAAACGTGCTACATCACAAGTTATATACTTTTCTCCATCTTGTCCTTGTTGATTAAATAAACTTACTATAGCATTGTAATCTATTAAACTATCATCTGTAGCATCATATTCCCAATTACCATAAAGTAACCTTTGTTTGCTTAATTCATCTAATTCAAATAACTGCTTTTCATAATGTTGTGATATATACTGATTATCTTTAACTAATGATTGTATAAACTTTCTGTATGGTTTTATAGAACTATCTTTAGCAGGTCTGTAGTATTCAGTATATACCCAATTCTTTGCAGGGTTGCAAGTCATTAGTAATTTTGGTATTAGATTATTCTCATCTAACTTATATCTTAATCTTGAAGCCACTACGTTTTTTGCCTTTTCAGTTATTTGGTTTGCCTCATCTATAAAAGCACCTGTAATCTCTAATGAACCTAAACTATCAAAGTTTCTGTCTGAAGGATATAAGAATAGGTCTTTTAGTATTATCTCGCTTTTATTATAAAAGCTAATTATATTACTAGAACCATTGAAGGTATAGTGTTCTCCTGATTTTAAACCCCAAGCATTACAAACCTCAAAGAAAGTATTTAGAGTTGTTTTCTTTAGTGCATCTAACTTAGACCTACCCATTAAGTATCTTGTAGCTTTATATTGCAAAGACATAAGAATTAAATAGCTTACACCTACCCAACTCTTACCACCACCTGCTGCACCACCAAATAAAACTTCTTTTGTCTTATTGTCAAATAGATATTTAAGACATTCTTTTTGTGTACTTGTAAATTCAGGATTAATCTCCAAGATTTATATTAATTTTGATAGGTTCGTTACCTGATGTTACATCTATCTCTTGCTTTTCATTATAACCTCTCTTACGACCTCTTGTCCTTAGAAAGAATGTAGTAGCTTGTGTACTGCCATTCTCTATCTGTTTTTTTAA